CAAGGATATACATTTTCTTGAGTTACACGACGAAGGTTCTGCTTTAGTGAGGAAGACTATTATTAGGAAAAGACCCCGAAACCTCGTGATCGCACAATCGTTTTTAAACGATAAACAACTTAAAAAGTTTGATTTCTCTGACACGATGAGCAGGTTCCGTTTGGAGAAAATACTTAAACAAAATGAGATAAAAGGACCAAGAAACGGGTTTTATAGAAACAAACCCGATGTATCGAGGTACAGACCCATAAAATTAGACTTTGTTAAAAGAGAGGTTCTCCCACAGAGAACCAAAGAGTTTGTCAAGTTTGGAAATATAACTTTTGATAATGAGGATCTTTAGTGGAGCCGGGCTACCATCTTGCCGGTATTGTTCCTGTTGCAGGGCGAAAGCTAGATTTTAATATGCCATGGCACGATTGCCTTATGCCGATAGCACAAGATTACCTCGCTGTCGAGAGATCTATTATAGATTGTAGCTACGCCGGGTGTGAAACAATATTCGTTATTTGTCATACCGACATGATGCCGTTGATAAAAGCGCGTCTCGGAGATTTTGTAGAGGACCCGGTGTACGCGTATAGGAACTTCGAGAATTTTTCCCATGAAGTTAGGGTGAGGATCCCAATATACTATGTGGCGATCCACCCGCACGACCGGGACAAAAGAGACAGCCTCGCGTGGAGTGTCCTTTACGGGACTAAGACCGCGAACGAGATGATCGGGAGACTCAGCAGTTGGCTAGTGCCGAACAAGTTTTTTGTTTCTTTCCCATACGGGGTCCATAACCCGGAGTTTTTAAGGAGCCACCGGAGGGTGATTTCCAGTCCGAAAAATTTTTCCCTATCTTGGCAGGGCAAAACCGTTATTGACGAAGAATATTTACCATTTACGTTCGATTATCAACAGTGCTTATACTTTATAGATATGGTCAAAGAGAACGGCACTGCTAGATATGAGAATCAAGATTGGGGGGACAGAAAGGTATCGCTTCCTATAGAAGAACAATATTCTGCTCGCTTTTTCTCTTTAAATGATGTATTCTATGACCTAGTGCTTGAGCGGATTGAGGAGACCCCTTACTACTTTAATATAAGCAGTTGGGATGGTTACCAAAACTATATGGCCAACAAACCGGATGACATATGCCGACCCGCTAAAAGAATACTAAGCCCCCACCTATTAAAAGGAATCGGAATAGAGAATGAGTGATATTTTAAACTACATTGGTGAGACTCCCCTCATACAAATAAACCCAAGACTATACGCCAAGCTTGAAACATATAACCCGACCGGGTCTATTAAGGACAGAATGGCCTACTACGTCTTGACAAAGGCGGAGGAGAGAGGAGAGCTAAAGCCGGGTGATACTATAGTCGAGGCGTCGTCGGGGAATACGGGAATTTCTTTTTCTATGCTCGGCTCTGTTAAAGGTTATAACGTTATCGTGATCCTACCTTGCAACATGAGCGAGGAGAGAAAGCAGATGATAAGGTTATTTGGAGCAACAATAATAGAGGTTGGGCAAAGTGACTTCAAAGGCGCTATAGCCCTAAGAGATAAGATGGTAGAAGAGAATGAAAGCTATTTCTCTCCTAGACAATTTAGCAACGCCGACAACGTCAGTTGTCATGAATGGACAACCGGCTTTGAGATTAAAAAGCAGTTGATCCAGAGGAAAGAAGGAAAAATTGCGGCGATTGTGTCTGGAGCCGGGACCGGTGGGACTATAATGGGTGTGAAGAGGGCTCTAGAACGCTTCGCAGACCCCCTACCAAAGTTCTTGATGGTGATGCCTGCCGAGGGAGCCAACCATGGCATACAGGGTATCGGAGACGGTGGTGACTACCTTGTTAATCGTGAAGAAATAGACGATACAATCGATATCACCACGGTGGAGGCCGTTGAAAGAGCGAAAAAATTGGCGAGAGGGCACGGTCTCTTTGTAGGGATTAGCGCGGGAGCTAATGTATTGGCGTCCGAGCGGTGGATGGAAGATAATGAATTTGAGGGTGTTGTGGTCACATTCTTGTGTGATCGCGGCGAGAGATACTTGAGTATTTTTGATTGACAAACCCGCGCGGGCTTGATATCCTATTCGGAAAGGAGAACATGATGAGCACAAGGCAGGGGTGGATTAACATGTGTGTGGAGACGGTTAGAAAACATTTCTTTACGGAAGAGAAAAAGTGTAAAGGTTTCCAGTGTCCTGCTTGTGATAGAAGGGTCAAATACGATGATAGGCCCATAAACAAAACCATGGCCATGGGTCTTAAATGGCTTGATGGAGCCTGCGGCGGTAATTACATTCATATCGCCCACAACATACCAAATCATCTGAACAGCAAACAACTGACTACACTAAAACACTGGGGTCTCGTGGAGAGAGGCACTCCGGGACACTGGAGGCCCACCCGATTGGGTTACGAGTTCTCAAAGGGTACTACTCCGGTCCATTTGAGGGCTAGGATTTTTCATGATAGGTGTGAAGGTTTGTTTGGGGACAAGATATATATAGACCAACTCCTGGAAGGATTCGAATACAGTGATACTATGAAACCGGCAGATTCGACAGCTAAACTTATGAGGAAAAATCAATGACAGACAGAAAAAAATCATCAATACCTTTTGTAGGGTTGCACGCACATAGTGTAGTGGGGTCCCCCTTCGATGCACTTGGGTACCCGCAGGAACACATGGACTTCGCCTACGAGAACGGCAGTGATGCCCTCGCGCTCACGGACCATGGCAACGCCAATGGTATGTCCTACCAGGTGTTGCATGCTCGAAAGATGAAAGAGCAGGGGAAAGACTTTAAACCTATCTTCGGTGTTGAAGCTTACTTCCTGCCTTCTATCGATAAGTGGAAAGAAGCGTATGAGAAAGCGAAAGAAGATAAGAAAGAAGCAAGGAAACTAAAAAACTCGGACAACATGGCTATCGAGAACGAGGGTGATTCCAAGGCGAAAGCCAACATAATCAAGAAGAAGAACCATCTTATACTAATCGCGCAAAATCAAATAGGACTTAACAACATATTCTCGCTCATATCTAAATCGTATGAGGGGGAAAATCGTTATCGTTACCCACGTCTTGACTATAAATTATTGGAGGAACATAATGAGGGTATTATTGCTTCGTCTGCTTGCCTTGGCGGTGTTTACGCAGGTAACTATTGGGATAATCGTGATGATGGCGCGGATGCTGTTCTAGCCGCGATGAGAGAGACCACGGAAAATATGCAGTCGATCTTTGGGGACCGATGGTATGGAGAACTTCAGTGGTTCTCAGCCCCGGAACAACACGAGTTGAACAATTATATTATAGACGTATCTAAAGAGTATAATATGGAGTTGATATCGACGGCAGACAGTCACTACCCAACTCCAACTGCGTGGAAGGACCGTGAGCTATATAAAAGACTTGGGTTCCTCGGCAGGGCTCAGAAGCCGGAGTGGATGACAGATGAACTACCTATGGATGTCGAGGATTTGGGGATGGAACTGTTCCCTAAAAACGGAGACCAGATGTGGGAGGACTACAAAAAGTATTCTTCTCTGTGCGGGGTGGAATACGATGACGACCTCGTAATGAAGTCTATTACGAATACACACAAGATTGCTTTTGAGAGAATCGAGTCCTTTATGCCTGACAGCACGGTGAGGCTGCCGGAGTTTGTCGTACCCCCGGACCATACAGCAACAGGAGCACTCACTAAGTTAGCTATCACGGGTCTAAAAAGCATGGACCTCCACAAGAAGATGAACTATATCGATAGGTTGAAAGAGGAAATAAAAATTATTGATGAGAGAGGGTTTAGCAAGTATTTCTTGACCATGAAGGCTATCGCGGATAGAGCTAACGATGTTATGCTCTCTGGTCCTGGAAGAGGCAGTGCTGCCGGGTCTCTTTTATCCTATGTACTGGGCATAACGCAGATCGACCCCATTAAGTATGACCTCCTCTTCTCCAGGTTCATGAGAAGGGACGCTACCGATTATCCGGATATCGACTACGATGTTAGTGACCGGATGAAGTTGACGAACTTGTTAATCGACGAATGGGGAGCGAATACGGTTGTGCCAATCTCCAACTATAACACTCTCCAGCTTCGTTCCTTGATTAAGGATGTCTCAAAGTTTTATAATGTGCCCTTCACTGAGGTGAACCCGGTCACGTCGAAGATGATTGAAGAGGCCACACCAGCGGCGAAGAAGAAGCATGGTATTAAGTCTGGGGTGTACACACCCACCTTTGAGGAGACAATGGAATTTTCGACTACACTACAAAAGTACCTAGAAAAATATCCCTTCATAAAAACTCATATTGAGGCAATTTACGGCTCAGTCCGTTCGATCAGCCGACATGCGGGTGGTGTTGTTATTGGGGAGCAGTTAGATAAATACATGCCCCTTATTACAAACAAGGGAGTCACACAGACACCATGGTCGGAGGGCCAGAACGTCAGGCACCTGGAACCCCTTGGGTTCATCAAGTTCGACTTCCTGGGGCTAAGCACCCTTAGAATGATTGAAGTCGCCATCGAGCACATTCTGGAGCGGTATCACGGAATAGAGGACGTGACCTATAATGATGTTAAAGAGTACTACGACAAAAATCTCCACCCCGATGTCATAGATCTAAACGATAAGAATGTATACGAGAACATATTCCATAAGGGGAACTTTGCGGGAGTGTTTCAGTTTACGCAGGAGGGAGCGCAAGAGTTTTGTATGAGAGCAAAACCAAAAAACATTATTGACATCTCCGCGATTACGTCGATTTACCGACCAGGCCCGTTAGGGGCCAACGTAGATAAATCCTATGTTGAGGCGAAGGGGAACCCGGATAACATACATTATATACACCCATTATTAAGGGAGGTCACCCAAGAGACCTATGGTTTCCTGATATTCCAAGAACAGATTGCGCTACTAGCACACAAACTAGGTAAGAATGTTTCTCTTGATGAGGGGAACGCTCTGAGAAAGCTTCTGACAAAGAAGGGTACAGGGAAAGACGCATCTGAGAAAGACAAGATTCAAAAGAAATTTGTTGAAGGATGTATAGAGAAGAACATAGATAAGGTTAGCGCCGAGAAGCTATGGGCAAACTTTGAATACTTCTCCGGCTATGGGTTTAACAAGAGCCACGCGGTTTCGTACTCGGTTCTAAGTTACCAGTGTGCGTGGCTACTGAACTACTATCCTTCTGAGTGGGTAGCTGCCTTCCTGGATCGGGAGCCGGAAGGCCGGAAGGAACAAGCCATCAATATTGTTAAAAAGATGGGGTATGAGGTGCAGCCGATTGATATTAACCTTTCTACGACCAAGTGGTCTATTGAAGAAGATAACAAGAGTCTGCGCCAACCGTTTAACTCCATAAAAGGTCTTGGAGAAGCAGCGATTAAACAAATTATGGATAACAGGCCTTTTAACACTGCGGAGGAACTGCTATTTAACGAAGGAATCTCTTATTCGAAGTTGAACAAAAAGGTTATAGATGTTCTTTGTAGGTGTGGAGCACTAGACAATCTTATAGATGAAAGATTTACTGGTGACAAACATTTCTGGGGGGCAGTCGCATGTGAGAGACCTAAAAACAAAAAAAAGTTTCTAAATAATATTGAGGCATTTGCGGAGCAGGGTAGTTTTAGTGATGAGGAGAAGATTAGGCATATCTCTGATTTGACCGGAGTGTTCCCCTTCGATATTGTTGTTAACAAAGACGTACAGAGAAAACTGCAAGAGTATTGTGTTCCGCCCCTTGGGGAATGGGACGAGGACCTGGGGGTTGCTTGGTTCATACCTCGGGAGATAGTTAGAAAGAAGACCAAAAATGGCAAAGACTATTGGGTTGTAAGAGCCTTAGACCCAACCTCTACGATTACTAGTATTAAGTGCTGGGGGATAAAAAAGGATGAGGAATTGCACATCAACAGACCCTATATGGCGAAGCTAGATTATGACGACCAATGGGGCTTTTCTACGAGGTCTATCAGGCATAACTTTAAATTGCTGGGGTAGTGCTTTACAATAGTTACAACTATTTAAAATGAAAGAGAATACCAAGAGAGTGTTGCATGGGTAGTTTTGGTAAGTTTAGCGCTGGTGTTAAGTCCGGCTTGAAGTCAGCTAAGTTCGGTGACATAAAAGACATCGACGTGCTTTCTTCTTACGACTGTGGTCTTCTACGCTATGACAGCAGCCTGAAGAGTTGGTCGAGTGAACCGGGTGACATAAAACAGCGAGGGGACCTCCACGTAACCGGCGCGTTTAGAGTCCTCGGTGACCTATACGTCACTGGGACAACCTACCTACAAAACACTGTTGTCAAACACAAGACCCAGTTGAGTTCTTCGGGGGCTAGCATCTTTGGTGATGACTACACAGATACACATCAGTTTACAGGCTCCGTGTATGTTAGCCAACATCTATACGTTGCTCAAAATATGTCTGGCACCCTCGCGCTAAGCGCGAATTCATTAACCGCTTCTTACTTGAAAGTTACCGGGTCTACTACTCTTGGCAACTATAGCTATAACTGGCCAACTGCTTCGGGGAATGCGAACCAAGTACTGACTATCGACGGTAGCGGCAATCTTGAATGGGCAACAGTCGGCGACGGAACCGATGACTTTATAACAAACGGTGATGAGTACGTCGGCAATAGAACTATTGGTAACAAGACCAACTATACCCTTGGCGTCTTAACAAACAATAAACAAAGAATACATATTACGGGGGAAGGTCAAGGTGGGTTTATTGGAGTTGGGGTCTCTGGTAGTGAAGTCACGAACATGCTGACCCTCCCGAACATCCCAAATGTCTCTGGCTCCGGCAAAGCAGGTAGCTGGAGAACCTACAGTTCCAGAAGGTATAAGAAAGACATTGAAACTATATCGAGCCCGATCTCCACTGTAATGCGGTTGCGGGGTGTTACCTTCCGCTGGAAGAATGGAGATGTAGACGATATAGGGTTCATCGCTGAAGAAGTAGGCGAAGTCCTCCCAACCATTGTGGAGTACGAATCCAACGGCGTTGACGCTGAGAGTATGGAGTATTCTAAAGTAGGCCCTTTGTTAGTCGAGGTTGTCAAAGAACAACAAAAGATGATCAAGGGTCTTGACCTCGCTTTGGTGTCTCTGAGAGACGATTTTGAATATTATAAATTGCCTTGGTGGAAGAAACTTTTCCTATGGGCGAAAAAAAAGTTAAACAAAGATAGTGAGTAATTGCACTCGGTTAAGTAAAATCGCTGTAAGGAACACCATTTTAATGTTTAACAAGCCCTCTAACCGCACTACTTAAAGTGCCCCAGGGGAGACCTTGGGGCCTCTAACTAATAAATTATCAAAATATAGGGGGATATATTTATGTCTATTATAATTTCCGGATCAGGAGTCCGTACTGGTAACAGTACAACTAAGGTTCTTGAATTCGGCACGGAAGGTACGTTGACACTCAACGGTGACCTTGCCACAACCGGCTCTGCCGGATTTACTGCAATTACTGCTACCGGTCTTGCTTCGCTTGACGGTGGTATTAATGTCGCTGACACTCTCACGGTTAGCAATGCAGGCGCTGTCGCTGGTGCAACTACCCTTGCAATGGGCGGAGCACTTACTGGTGTCACAACTCTCGCTGCTTCAAGCAATGCCACTGTCCAGGGTATTGTCTCTGGCGCTGCGGGTACATTTGACGCACTTGGTGGCACTTCGTTAGCTCTGCAAAGTGGTGGTATTACTGCTGCTGGTGCAGTTGCTGGAGTAACTACTCTTGGCGCTTCTGGCGTAATTACTGGAGGCACTCTCACTGATGGCGCTTTTAGTGTTAACTCTGGTGCAGTCACCGGTGTCACAACTCTCGCTGCTTCAAGCACTGCCACTGTCCAGGGTATTGTCTCTGGTGCTGCTGGTACATTTGACGCACTTGGTGGGACTTCATTAGCTCTGCAAAGTGGCGGCATCACTGCTGCTGGTCCAATCGCTGGTGTTAGCACACTTAATGCTTCAAGCGCAGTTACCGCCGGTTCGTTTACGGACGGCACAGCAACTCTAGCTGCCGGCAACCTGTCGGGTGTTGGTCATTTAACAGCTTCTTACGCGAAGATCGACGTTCTTGACGTTAACCAGATTAACAGCATTACGTCTACTGTAAGCGACCTTGAAGTGTCAGACAGAAGAATTATTTCTGCTCTGAGCGCCTCATCGGCGGCTGCTGATGGTGGTGGTCTTAGAATCGGTGGCGGCGCAAGCACTGCTGGCCATGCCTCGGTTCTATTTGACCACGGCAACAGCAGATTGAACATCAACTATGGTGGCAATCGCGTTGCACACGCTGATGCTTCTGGATTTGATGTTGTCGGCGCCCTCGACGTCACTGGCCTTGTCACTGCTGGTTCGTTCAACGATGGAACGGCCACCTATGACGCTGGTGTGATTAGCAACGGTGCCTCTGCGACCTTTAGTGGCCTTGTCACTGCTGGTTCGCTCAACGATGGAACCGCTACCTATGACGCTGGTGTGATTAGCAACGGTGCCTCTGCGACCTTTAGTGGCGTTGTGACTGCTGGCGGTCTTACCGTTGGTACCGCAGTGCTAAACGAAGCTGACCTTGAGAAACTTGATGACCTTACCGGTGGTACTGTCACTGTTTCTAAGGCTGTTGTCGTTAACGCAACGAAGGACATCACGTCTTTCAACAGCTTGACTGGCGTTGCTCTAACTGGTTCTGTCAGTGTTAGTGGACCACTGCTTAAAGGCACGACCACTGTTAGTGGTGCTGCTGGTACGTTCAATACCTTCGGCGCTGGCGCAGGTGGATCAGGTTTGTCTATCAACGCTGCTGGGGGTATCTTTATAGCTGGAACTCAAATGACGGCAACTGCTGCTGAGCTTAACTACCTGGATAACGACGACCTCACGGCTGCCGATATCACTAAGTTAGCTGCTCTTACAGCAACTGCTGCTCAGCTTAACCATAATTCCGGTGTTACTGCCGGTACTGCCGCTGCTTCTAAAACAATGGTTCTAGACGGTAATGCTGATATTACCGGCGGTCGTAACCTTACGATCACTGGTGAACTGGATGCAGCCACTCTTGACATCTCCGGTAGAGTTAATATCGATGGTGACGCAGACTTCGGCGTCAACGGCACTGGTGTTGATGTTAAGATGTTTGGTGGTACAGCCGGTTCTTACATGCTCTGGGATGAAGACCAGAACACGCTGAAACTGAATGCTGCTCCTCTGTCTGGAACGACAGTATGTGTTATGGGCGCAGCACCTTCTTCGGGAGTAGCAATTGCTACCCCTGAGACCTGGGCTGTTAAAGCTGGCCAGTTCATCACCTACTCGGATGGAACTCTCAAGAAGAACGTCAAGCAACTTGACGGAGCTATCGAGAAAGTTATGTCAATGAGAGGCGTTTCTTATGAAATGAAGAAGGGTGCTGAAGGTAGAACGGAAGTAGGCTTCATCGCTCAGGAAATGAAGCAGCTTGTACCAGAGGTCGTCTACGGAGACGCAGACGGCAACTATGGTATTGACTACGGCAAAATAACTTCAGTCCTCGTAGAGGCAGTTAAGGCTCAGCAATCACAGATTGAAGAGCTTAAAGCTTTGCTAAAGAAATAAAGTAATCTTTATTACTTAGTGTCCGACACTTAGTGTTGTACATAATGAGCCGGGGGAGGAGAAATCCTCCCCCGGCCTCATGCTTTTTATTGTTGACAAGCAAAAAAAACAATGTTACTTTAAAGCTCCAAATCGAAGGAGTACCGATGATCATTGAGTTTTGCAAAGTCCGACCCGACGCCAAAGAACCGGCCAGGGCGAATGCCTCTGATGCAGGTTTAGACGTTTTTTATTGCCCTGGAGATAAAGAATCCCTTGCCATAAGACCGGGGCAGAATGCTATTCTAGCCACAGGACTCAAATTTGGAGTACCCCATGGGTATATGATACAAGTGATGAATAGGTCTAGTATGGCAGCGAAAAGAAATCTTGTTGTGGGGGCGCATTGTATAGATGCAGGCTATGATGGCGAAGTGTTTATTGATTTACACAACATCGGACTGATAGAGACAGTTATAAAGTCGGGAGACAAAATAGCACAGCTAGTGTTGGTCCCAGTAGTACACGCTAGAGCGGTCGAGGGGCCTAATAATTTATATAGTGAGAACATTGCAATGACGGGAAGAGGCGATGGAGCCTTGGGGAGTACTGGATCATGAGCACTGCGAACTTAGATGAACTAGATAGAAGGGGAATTTTCCGAGGGGTAAGTGAGAAAGAAGTGGTTAACCACCCTTCTGTCCACAAGTCGAGAGAACCCAAGCATGAAGCTATCGATGCCGTAGAAGGACTGAAAGAAGCATTGTCCTTCGACGACGTACTATTAGTTCCACGGTATAGTGACGTCCAGAGCAGGACGGAAGTAAATATCTCAAGCGACCTGGGGGAGGGTCTAACGTTTAATTTGCCTGTCATCTCCAGCCCCATGGACACTATTACTGGTCGGGTTATGGCAACTCGTATGGCACACGCTGGAGGTCTTGGTATTCTCCACAGATATAATGAGATAGACGAACAATGTAAAACTATTGACAAGGTAGATGCCGACATTAAAGCCGCTGCCATTGGCATGACCGGAGACTATGTGGAGAGAGCTAGGAACTTAGTCGATTATAGTGGAGTAAAAGTTCTTTGTGTTGATGTTGCACACGGACATCACATCATGATGGAGAGGTGTTTGAAGACGCTTAAAGATGACTTCGGAGAGGGTGTCCACATCATGGCGGGCAACGTGGCGACATTAGATGCCTTCAACGCACTAGCTAGGTGGGGTGCAGACTCTATCCGAGTTGGCATCGGAGGAGGTAGTATTTGTTCTACGAGATTAGTTAGCGGACACGGGGTGCCAACACTGCAAAGTATTCTTGACTGTGCTAGGTCAGAGTACAACGTAAAGATGATTGCGGACGGAGGAATCAAGACAACCGGAGACATGGTAAAGGCGATCGCGGCAGGTGCAGACTTTGTCATGGTTGGATCTATGTTAGCAGGGACAGCGGAGACGCCGGGACAGATTTTTAAGGGCGCGGAGGGAAAGAAGTATAAAGTTTATAGGGGTATGGCCTCATCGGAGGCCCAGAAAGATTGGAGGGGAAAGTCGTCCACTCCGGAGGGTGTGTCAACTACAATACCTTATAAAGGTAAGGTGGCAGGTATCTTAAGAGACATAGAAGGAGGTATCAAGAGTGGCTTTTCCTACTCTGGTTCTCGAAACATTGAGGAGTTCCAAACAAGAGCCGCGTTTGTTAGACAAACGCCAGCAGGGCAGCACGAGAGCTTCACCCACATTCTAACAAGGAACTAACATGAGTGAGGAAAAAAAGTATTCAAACAAAACCAGGGAAGGAGATGATAGAGACTGGGTTAGGGGTCGGATGAATCCCGATGCCAGACTAAGAGACCCTACAATCCCGGCAATGGATGAAAGAAAAAAGATCATGTTTTATGATACTGCCAAAAGAAGGACAGACCTAAATATTAAACTCAAGTATGACAACTTAAAACAGTCCGAGTTTTTTAGAATGATGATCACGGGTTACTTAAGTTGTGACCCACATATTTTGTCTTTTGTTGAAGAGTACAAAGAAGATATGGAAATACATAATGTTGTGAAGCGGCGTAAATCTAAGATTCTGCGTAAGAAGTCGGAGGAAACAAAGAAGAATTTCTCTTTGGATGACACTGACATAGAGGACCTGTTTGATATTATTGCAGAGGAGCACCCGGACCTATGAAATGTTTAGAAAAATGTAAAGAATACGAAGTATCTTGTCCGAATAAAGATTGTAGGCTTTGGATAGAATCCAGTTCCGAACATAATTGTTCTCTTGAGGCCATAGAAAGAAGCTTTGATACCGAGGGCAGACCACTAACTCTAGAGGAGGTTGGGAAACGATTAAAGCTGAGCTTTGTTAGAATAAAACAGATAGAAACAAAGGCGATACAAAAGATGCTTCAAAGACTAGAATAATATTTAGAATTTACAGAGTTAAGATACTATTTACCTGTGCAAGTCTTTAATGAGCACTAGGAGTACTAAAATGAAAAAGGCCTTAAATGAATCAACCATCCGCAAGTTTATGAAACTAGCGAATATCGAAGGGTTGTCTGAGAACTTTGTCGAGAAGAACGTGAATGAAGAGGATACCACGGAAGAGGAAACCCTTGAAGAAATGGGGATGGGCGCCGCGTATAATAGAGATGAGGAGGAAATGGGTATTGAAGATACCCCTCCTGAAGGCGACGCAATGGGCGACGCAATGGGCGACGCAATGGGTGAGGTATCACCTGAGACTGTTGAGGCTATCGTGGATGCAATTGCCGATGCACTGGAGTCAGTGACTGGTGTCGAGATCAACGTCGATTCTACCGGAGGAGGTGAGGAGGTAGACATGGGCGCAGAGGAGGAGATGCCAGAGGAGGAGATGCCAGAGGAAGAATTCGTAGACACAGCGGAAGATGCAGTGGAGATGAGTTCAGACGAGGAGGAGCTTGAGGAAGGATGGGACGAGATAGAAGAGGCCTTGGAAGAGGCCGACGTTTCTCTGGACGAGAATCCTAACAAAGAAGACTTCCTCAATGAGGTAACAAAGAGAGTTGCGAAGAGACTTTTAAACCTTAGCAAAAAGGCATAACAGCCAACCTAGTGTGTGAGTAGAAGGGAGACTTAGGTCTCCCTTCCTTTTATAAGGCGGGAAGAGTGTTAGCAGAAAATGAAGTTATTAATAGTGCGATATGGTTCTTCTTAGGATCCTTTCTATACGCGGCTATTAGTTCCATCCTCTTCTCTGCTCGTTCACTTTTATTAGTGGAGGAAACGATTATTAATTGTCTTAACCTTCTTTGGTATAGTGACAAATCTTATGAGACTCTCTTAAAAATCAAATACGATTTGATGAAGACGGGCAAAAGTCGAGAGCAACTCGACCAGGAGATCGCAGTAGACGGGTTGGTTCGAGATACTTGGCGTCACATGACGATCTCCGGGGTAATCAACTCATGCCCAAAAAACCTTAGAGCCGCTGTCAAGTTCCGGGATTGGGGGACTGCGATGAGGTACCTTAGCAAACACCAGAAGGAAACGTCATGAAGTTTGACAAATCGGAGGAGGAGAAAGAGGAACAGGCGACGGCAGAAGAGCTTCTCGCCTCGTTGTTGGGAACCCCCGGCCCGGCGAGAGAGGAGGTAAGGCTCCGTGTCGCGGCTCTTTACGGGGATATAACACAGGAAAAGTGCAGTGACGCCATATACAATCTTTTATATTTAAAAGAGGCGGGGAGGAAAACAATGCCGGACCCCGAGGATAGCAACACAATATACGTGAGCTATGAGCCAGTTGACTTTTATATTTCAACTTGGGGTGGTTCTGTTGTAGACATGTTCGCCGTTTATGATGTGATTAACATGATGCAGCGGGAGTGTGATGTACGTACTTTCGGCTTTGGCAAAGTTATGTCGGCAGGTGTTGTCTTGTTAGCAGGAGGCACGAAGGGGGAGCGGTACATCGGGGCAAACTGTAGATTGATGATCCATGGTGTCTCCTCTGGTCAACAGGGTAACATCGACGAATTGAAAAATGAGTTGGCTGAAGCGAAATGGGCGCAAAAACAATACATACAGGCACTTGCGAGAGACTCCGAAATGAGTCAAAAAGAAATTAGAGATCTTTTTGCGAAAAATACTAATATATACTTTAGTGCGAAACAGGCAGTCCAATACGGAATTGCCGATCATATTATTTAGAGGTTAACAATGGTTTGGTTTAGCAAGCTCTCCTACAATAAAAGGAGTTCTAAGAAACATGGGTGGAAGCCCTCTTGGTTTGGTCTAGAAGGCTTTTACCCCCAATTGATTCAAAGGATCAAGCTCTTCCAAGTTGAGTGGGATCTGGAGCCGGATGGGTTGGTTGGTCCGTTGACCTATAGAAGGCTCTTCACCGCGAAGGAAGCGAAAAATAAGTCGGAGAATTCTATTATATGTAATGGGATGCAAGTGCCAATTGCTTGGGATAAGGTCAAGATTGATATGATGGACCGAGACTGTTACAAGAGGTCTACTAAAGCTCGCTATCCCAATATGGTTGTGACACACTGGGACGTTTGTCTGTCGGCTGACTCCTGTAGGAGAGTTTTGGAGAAAAGAAACATCTCCACTCATTTTTGTATTGACAATGATGGCACCATAGTTCAGCTAGTTGACTGTAACGATGTAGCATGGCATGCTGGGATTAGAAGAGTTAACAATAACTCCATAGGTGTAGATCTCAGCAACGCCTACTATACTAGATATCAAAAAACTTATATTGATAGAGGTCATGGAGCGCGACCTATACTAGAAGATAGTATAGTCCATGGTAGAAAACTATCCCCCCACCTTGGGTATTACCCCGTGCAGATTAAAGCTTACAAAGCTTTACTAGAAGCGCTTCTATTCCACTATAAGATCGCAGAAGATTATCCCCGTGAGAAGTTTGAAGAATTAAAAACTACGGTTGATAAGGATGCAGCCAGGGGTAAGTTCAATGGGGTTGTATGTCACTATCATGTGACGAAGAGAAAGATTGATACAGCAGGACTGAAGCTCGATGAAATTATTAACGATTTAAAAGAGTATCCTATTGGTTCTAAAGACTAATTAAATTAGGAGTTTATAATATGAAAATTACAAAACAACAACTTAAACAGATTATCAAGGAAGAGATTTCGGGAGCCAAAAAAGAAATTGGCCATACAATGGAAAGCTTTCTCCCTCCGGACAGCGCCGAGAAAAAGCCTGAAGGCCAACCAACTGCTGAAGTAGACCCCAAGCTTAAAGAAAAATTACAAAGTAGCTGGAAGTACATGCAGTGGGTTCTTATCGGTGGCCAGGGTGACGAACCGGGTAAAATGGGTCTTTTAAATGAATGGGCCAATGGTCGCGGGATCTATAGCCGATATGACGAACTCGAAAATCGCTATAGCGATCCCATTCAAAACACGAGAAGAGTGCTTGAGGTATTAAATGACCTGAGAGAGACGAGCCCAGCCGTTGCACAGGCCGAACAGCATCTTGTTAAATTATTTAACGGCATTAAAGAGACGGAATCGAAACTTGTACGGCTATTAAAGAACAGGGAATCGCTCCCAAAGGAAGGTCCGAATCTAGTAGAGAGGTCCACACGCTTGATGTCACAGGCGAACAGTGATCTAAGACCTCACTTCGAACGCGCATTTGCTCTTTTGGTTAAGGGTGGTCTAATGGCTCCGCAGGACATAATGGCTAGATCGGGGAATTAATAAATGAAAATTAATAAATCAAGACTAAAACAAATTATCAAGGAAGAGTTAGCTAGACCTTTTGATGACAATGATGCGGAGAGCATAGACCCCAGTATTATGCGAGCAGCTAGGGATGCGGATAAGAGAGCATTCTTCAGTGACACCGCTAGAGATTTCCAAGCCGTAGGGGCAGAAATGTCTGGGTATAGAATGGTCGACCACACCAACGTCGCCACGGTTAAGACTGCAACACAAATGGCAGACCCAAAAGAGGTCCTACTCTTGGGCGTCACGCCGGAGCACATCTACTTCAAGACAATGGATGATATATACTATCGTATGCCAAAATCAGGCGCCGGTCTGGAAGAAGAACTTGGTGACGATCTCGGAGTAGGCGAAATCCCACATGAGTTCGTATTAGATGAGTTGGTAACAGCCGCCTCCAAGTACACCCTCATAACGGCCAGAAATATGTTACGCGCCGCTCGTGTACAGTCTCGTGAGTGGCCTGACCTGGAGTCAATGATCGAGGAACCTCTCATGGATGCTCTAACCGATCTTGCAAAAACAATCCACTCATTACAAAACGAAGAATAGTACTTGACAACTATAATGTAGTTGTTATATAGTGCTCTCATCTAGTCTAAAAGCGAGGTAAGCGTGACTAAACACTATTCTTCAGGGAGAGCCCTGCATGAGAAGCTACTTGAGGGTATCAACGAGCTTGCTGACAACGTTGCTTCCACTCTAGGACCGAGAGGTCGCAATGTAATCCTGCATAAAGAGGGTCATAGCCCGATAGTCACTAAGGACGGAGTTACCGTCGCTAATTTTATTAACTTTGAGGACCCTATTAAGAATGTAGGCGCGGAAATACTCAAACAAGCGGCGAGTAACACAAATGTTAGCGCGGGTGACGGAACAACCACCTCCACTGTGTTGGCACGAGCCATACTACAACAGGCTCAAAAATATCTTGTAGCAGGTTCCTCCCCGGTAGAACTAAAGAGAGGTATGGACAAGACGGTAGAAGCTATCGTGGGCAACATCAAGGGGCTTTCTAGACCAGTGGAGACACAGGAAGATATTAGACACGTTGCAACAATCTCTGCCAATAACGATAAATCAATCGGTGACCTTATTACGATGGCGGTTGACCAAGCAGGAAAGGACGGGGCCATCTCTGTTGAAGACGGTAAATCAATGGAAACGACATTGGATGTCGTAGAAGGATTTAGATTCGATTCTGGATACTTCTCAAAATCATTTATAACCAATCAACGCAAGGGTGCAATAAAATATGATAACCCTATTATCCTTGTAACCGACTATAAGATAGACAGTGTAGATTCTATCTATCCGGTGCTGGAGCTATCGGCGAGGGACGGACGTCCCCTAATTGTGATTGCGGAGGAGATAGAAGGACAGGCGTTGGCGGCACTGATTATGAATTCGACGAGAGGTACAATGAAAGTAGCGGCGGTCAAGGCCCCTTACTATGGAGAAGAACGTAGAAACACATTAAAAGATTTAAGTGTATCCGTCGGAGCCACCTTCGTCTCACGGGAATCAGGACTACGCTTGGCGGATGTTAAGCTGGAGAACCTGGGGACTTGTGACAAGATAGAGGTTATCAAAAACCACACGACCGTGGTTGGAGGAAGCGGCGACGTCGAAGCAATAGAAGAAAAAATTGAATCCCTGAAAGAAGAGATAAAACAAACGGAAGATATGAGGGAATGTGAGAAGATACAGGAGAGGATAACCCGTTTGGCGAGTGGGGTAGCAATAATTCGCGTCGGTGGTGCAACAGAGATTGAGATGATAGAGAAGAAGCATAGAATTGAGGATGCGCTGGAGGCGGTTAAGTCGGCTCAAGAAGAGGGGATGGTGCTGGGAGGAGGTGTCGCTTTACTAAGGGCGACGCAGGACATAGACCACATAGAGTTCGACAACGAAGACCAGAGGCTCGGGAAACAGTTGATACTTAGTGCGGTGGAAGCACCTCTTCGTCAGATGGCGATTAACTGTGGCCTCTCCCCCGATCTAATTGTTGAGAAAGTGCTTGCATCCGAGGAGAACATGGGTTATAATTTTGTAACTAACGAGATGACGGATTTGTTTGAAGTAGGGGTGATAGACCCAGCCAAGGTTACAAGGACTGCGCTACAAAATGCCACCTCCGTTTCATCTACGTTGGTAACAACTAATTATGCAGTAGTAGAGTTCTAGCACTACTTAAAGATAACTGAGGATTAACATTTTGGAAGGTTTAGACGTCAATCAAATACACCGGGATCTAGTCGATCTCAACAGTAAAATACAGCGCATGGTTGATGTCATAGAAATGGTGAAAGATCGCCAAGAAGACATGGCAACTGACATCACGCAAATAAAAGAGGCGGTTTACCATCCGGATGAGGGAATCTACGCTAGATTGCGAGAGCTTGAAAGCTGGAAAGAAACCTCCTCCAAGATTATGTGGATTTTCGCGACCTCTTTAATCGGACTAATCACGGCTGCGTTACTAAGTGGAGTCATGAGGGATTAAAATGAAGCTAAAGATTGAAAGAACTATAGACCTGGAGGACGCCCCCGGCGAAGCCAAACAAGCGCTCTCTGCCGCCATAGACGGAGCTATAAGAGTCCACGAACTCATGAACTCCCTCGCGCAGGAGGCGGATAAGGAAACTATAAACGCCCAGGCGGTACATGATAACATACACGAGGTGAGAGAGGCTTTATACGAGGTAGATTTGATTCTGTGTGACACAGACGCGATTTTAATAAATTATCAAACAGCCAAAGCGGCCATGGCGTCGGAACAAAAGAAGCTAGCGGAAGAACAGGAGCAGTGTGATTAAATTTAAACGAGGCGACTTAGTACATATCCCGTCCTCGGCCACACTAACACATAAACCCGACAAACATCCGATAACTTTTATGCGATTGAAAGAGCCCAAGAAGCTCTTGGTGGTAGAAACAAAAGAAAACAGTACGGTTGGGGTAATCTACGATGGAGCGGTTTGGTATGTTGAGAAGAGAGACGTTTATCTAACAGGAGATAACAATGAATAATTTTGTAGCTATGACACAACTATATGAATCCCCTATGGACTTGACGTTTACGACCCTTGGCAGCCACAAAAAGGTAACAACAACGAATAGGTATGCCTTGAGAACTATATATATCAACACGAATCACGTCATAACCCTTAAAGAAGCTCTGCAAGAAAAAGAGAAGCTTGAACAGGGACTGCTACCCGAAGGGCTAAGAAAAGACCAAGAGTTCACCAGGGTGCAACTCAGTAGTAACTCGAACTATGGCGCTTTAAACATAACTGTCGTGGGACCAATTAAGACTGTGGCCGCCAAATTTTCTGGAGAGTAACCGATGAGTACCTATTCTATGGAATTGCAGAATATGGAGAAAATAGCTGCGGACTGCGATCGCAACATCTCTATGCACACGAGTAATCTTTTATATTTTCTTCAAGAGGAAGAAACAAATATATATCTCATTTCCCTCTTGACCGAAGCCTACTCTATAAGTTCAAAACTTAAAATTGAATTGAATTATATCATGGAGGAGGCTCGTGACATAGAAGAGAAGGACGGAAAAGTAATTGTCCCTCTTGAGGAGAAGACATTGATGTTCATACAGACGGCGATGCTTGCTAGCGTCCATACTTCGATGGACCTGACCAACATCCTCCGCGTATCTAACTTAGAAGTTTAGCTGTGATCTCTGGGATCCTATACTTTATGTTGGGGAATATCCTTGCATGGTTCCAATTCAACTCACAGTTTGTCTGGCCTTGGTGGAAGGATCGTCCCCTGCTGGCGCAGCTTATATTCGCCATCCCGATGGGGCTTTGTTTCTGGTATGCGATCAAACACATTGTTGAGGATGGGGGGCAGTTGTGGACGTCGAAGCTCGTTGGGTTTGGTGTAAGCAACCTGGTTTTTTCTATATTGACCTACGCCTTAATGAAAGAAAGTATGCTCACCCCTAAGACCATCATTTGCCTCGTACTCGGTTTGATTATAATGTTTATACAAATTTATTTTAAATAATCCTTTTTTTATTGCATTACAGAGTTCTAAACCATATTTATTATTGAGCAGTTACGCGCTCTTCTGGTGTAATGGGAGTAGTTTATCGATGTCCACGAGGGTGAAGGCAAAATATCTATCACTTTTCTTGTCTATCAACCTACTAATCTACTTCCTAATTCAAAATCACGTAACTAGAAACGAATACGATCTTATGACGGAGTTGGATCATGCGATCCCCTTCATGCCTGAATACATCTGGGTATACCACAGCATTGTACCGGTTATCGGGGCGGCAACGCTACTATTATTAAAATCGAGGAAAGCATTCTTTACAACCCTTTGGTCTTTTATCATCGCCACGGTAGCCTTGAACTTCTTCTACCTTTACTTCCCTTCTTTTTATCCTCGGGGAGAATTTGAGCCGATCACCATTTCAGAAATCGTTGTGGAGGTCACCAGGAAGATAGATGGTGCGAACAATACCTTCCCAAGTGGACATGTATGTTTTGCATGGCTTATGTACTGGGGCATGTTTTTCTCGGAGGCAGCAGAGAAATTAAGAGGGCTCCGGTCTTTGTTCTGTTTGTGGGCTATCGGAATATCTTTATCAACTCTTGTTTTGAAACAACATTATATTATTGATGTAGGCTCGGGGTTTCTTCTGGCAACGATGAGTTTCTTCCTGGTAAAATCCGTTATAGAAAATTGTAAACTATATGAAGAATAATCACCTGTATGAGTGAAGAAGAACTAAGACTTTGCCTTGAGATGAGCGCCGTTTTAGCAGTTATGTTCCTATGTATTACTATACTTGAGTATTATTAAATGAAGTTTAAAATTGTAAAAGACGAAATATTACTGAGGAAAAAATGTATGTCCGCCATGGATTTAAGCGCGGCAGTTTCTCTAGGGGAGGAAATGCTTACTTATCTGGAGGAGCAAGACAGTGGCGTCGGCCTGGCCGCAAACCAAGTGGGAATTGACAGTAGGGTTTGTGTGATAAAGGTTGACAAACCCTTGATACTGGTAAATCCGGTGGTCGTCAGCCAGTTTAAAAGGATCAGTTTCCAAGAGGGGTGCCTGTCCTTCCCTGGGGATGTGGTGTTAACTGGAAGGTACGCGAATGTTGAAGTTAAAGCAGACAATCATCCGGCGCCGCTTTATTTCTCGGAAGACAATATCCTAGAAACTGTATGTGTGCAACACGAGATAGATCATCTTGATGGCGTATTAATGCATGACAGAAAAATAGACCTTGACAAGACAGACCAAGCTAGTTATGATAACGGCATATTCTAGTTTAGGAGACAGGGATGTATAAGATGAGACACAGGGGGAGTGGGTGATGTCGGAAGAGTACCCGTATGTAAGGATACCGATACCCCGTCCGCCCCCGGAGTGGGAGAGATACATCGAAGAACAAGAGAGAAGAAAGAAGAGGGAGGACGTAGAAATAGCGACCCCTTCCGGGAGTACAACCGGAAGTGTTGTAATAATACAATTATGATTATGTTTTTAAAAAAAGCCCTAACGGTAGCCAAGGTCTTTATCGCCGCCTACAGAGGCAGGCCCCTCGATACTTTAAGGCTTGCAGACACACTAGTGGATGAAGGAGAAAGGGAAAAAAGAATAGCTACATACCCTTTCTGTGTCCACACTGAAGAGAAAGGGCAGCTAGCTTCCTCCTACTTTCGAGAAGAAGCCCCCGCTTTAGAAAAAATGCATCGCGCTCTCGGGAACTCCCGATGTGCGTGGACAAGAAAAAGGAGTTAGCCGTGCCACATATGAACACGATAGATGTGCGTGATAAAAACCATCGAGCCTTAGTAGTGGGGAAATTCTGTACTGCCATGATAGACGGGCACCCCCACAAGGCGAAAATAATAACGGCTAGAACCTCCGGCTGTGTAGTACTTGACGACAGGGGCTGCAAACATTTGTTGCCGTGGAAACAAATCCAAAATATTATGAGGACTTACTAATGGGTAGCATATCAAGAAAAATTAACCGGAAGAAGGAGAAGAACTCGAAAAAAGATCTCCAAAAGAAACTAGGGATGTTTGGCAGGCTCGCGGATGAGTGTCTGATGTGCCAGCGGGCGTTTGACAAGGAATCCGAGGAAGAAGTAAAAAGCTGGTTCGTTGTAGTGAGGAAGGAACAAAACAAGGTTAACCTTTACTGCCCTCCTTGTTGGGCGGAGGCTCAAGCGATGATAGAAAGTATGGTAAGCGACTTGAAGGAAGGCAAAAATGTCGTCTAAAGACACAATTTCATCTGGCGACACCCACCACTTATTCCAGGACGTTTCGGACGGAGAAAACGTGTTCCTTGAGGTAGAGAACACAGACTTTGAAGTGGACCCGGATAGGGTGGCAGTGAAAATTCCTCTTGACATATGGAACCAAATTGTACAGGACTACCATCACAGGCATCGACGCCCCTATCTAGACGGAGATGAACAACTGGAACTAGATTTCTAATAGTAGTACAAAGTGTATGTCTTTTCCGGTTATAACGAACTATTTATATTGAACATAAAAACTTCTGGGAACAGAAGGTCAGTTTTCAAAACACTAACACAGGAGAAATTAAAATGGCTAGAGTAGAAGAAAAAGCCCCAGCGACATTTACGAACACGGTTAATATTCAAGGCGCAGCGACGCTAGACAGCACGGCAACTGTTGGGAGTACCCTAGGAGTGGTCGGAGCAGTTACGGCAGCCGCTGGCCTCACGGCCACGACAGGAGGAGTCACAGTCACCGCTGGAGGCCTCACAGTGACCGCTGGTCGCATAAAAGAGGGTTTGGAGACAACAGATGTTGATGCACGGAGTCACACACTAACTCATGGGAATATCTCAAAGGGTATCGTAGTTCACACGTCAGTGACAGGTGGTGGCACTGTAACTACTGATACTGCCTCTAATATTGTCGGCAATCTTGGGTTGACGGCAAACCACCAAACTGTCAAGTGTTACTACATTAATGATGGGGATCAAGTATTAACTTTTGCCGGTGGCACGGGCGTCACTCTCTCAGACGCGGGACAAACGCTAGCCGAGAACGAGTCGGCAATACTTTTATTTCAGCGCACTGGCGCGACTGCTATAAAACTCCACATCATTGGAGGCTAAATCCACTGATACCCTGAAAATAACTTAAGTTATGTTCAAAACCCCTACCGTCTAGGTAGGGGTTTTTTTTGTATAAAATAAAAACATGCTTGCACAACCCCATCGGCTGTGTTATGGTCCCGGTACGTTATTAAACAACAAAGGAACACAACATGATCGCAGACATAATTGTAGACCTCCAATACGGAGATTGTGGTAAGGGAAAAATTACACATCATCTGTGTAAGAACAATTATTATACCCATGTGCTACGTTACAATGGTGGCTGCAACGCGGGGCATACGATCTATCATGAGGGCAAGAAATTTATAACTCATCATATACCTGCCGGGGTATTCTTTGGAGTTAAATCCATCATTGGTTCCGGCTGCGTTATAAACGTAGAACAGTTCTTTAAAGAGATGGATGAACTACGAGAGGGCGGCATCGATGTAGAAGGTCTCGTTTATGTTGCGGCGAACACTCATGTCATAACCCAATCACATCTTGAAGAAGATAGCTCGGAGAACAAGATAGGAACTACCAAGAGAGGGAATGGCCCTGCCTACCGAGACAAATACGCTAGGGCAGGGATCCAAGCTAAAGATGTACCAGAGCTTCAGCCGTTCTTGATAGACCTTTATGAGGAATTCCATGGTAACGGCACTTCCCCGGTCATCCTCTGTGAGGGCGCACAAGGGTTCGGACTAGACATTGACCATGGAGACTACCCATACGTCACCTCAAGCCACTGTACGACCGCTGGGGCGCTGCTGAACGCAATCCCTCCTGCGTGGGTCAGGGATGTGTGGGGAGTAGCAAAGATATATGAAACATATGTTGGAAGTAAAAGTTTCGAGCCTGATGAGCCCATTTTCTCAAAATTGCGCGACATCGGAGGAGAGTATGGAGCCACTACTGGTCGCCCTCGACAATGTAATTGGGCAGATGTCTCTTTGATAGAGAAGGCAAGTAAAATAAACGGGGTCACCAAAATAGTTTTCAATAAAGTCGACATTCTGCGAGAACTCGGGCAGTGGAACCTAATTATTGATGGAGAGACGACAGACCTGCAAACAGAAGAGAATACTAGAGAGTTTATCAAGAGCAGGCTGGACAAGAATATGGAAGTATTCTTTTCGGATAATCCCCATAGCATTTAGGAGTTAAAAATGAGCGAGCAAGGGGAGAAGAGACGCGAAGTCCTTGCGGAG